AAAACCTTTACTGATATGTACGAAGATCTTGATTGTTTTGAGAAAGCACTTTCACACTTTGGCACTCGCGTAGATGTTATCTGTGCGATGGAAATGGGTGGAAGAATCAATGCTGAAACTGCCTATAAAAACATCAAGATGGAACTCAAAGAACTCAAAAAGATTCGTAAATCTTGGAAAAAAGATCATGAATGACACTTACGATCAACAACGTCGGGGAAGACTTTCTGATGTTGTTACAGATTATCTTGGTGATGAAGAAGTCAGTGCAGAGAAGTTTTGTACTGAATTAACTGAAGAAGTTCGTGACTGGGCAAACTATCACAGAGATCAACTTAACAAAGCAAATAAAGTATTGACACATTTCAATTCAGATAAGATTGATTGGTGTCATCCAGAATCTTCCGTATCTAAAAACAAACAACGTGAATATAATATGAAAGAACAATCGTATTATGACAAACGTGCTCGTCTTGATGCAATCAGTGCGGCAACAGGTAAAGATTGGACTGATTTTTGGGAAGGTAAATCTACTGATGATGAATTTGATATGATGCTATCTCAGTACGGTTATGAATATACCCCATAGAATCCTAAGGGATATTAAGCAATTCTGAATAGATTATTAAATTTATAACTATTTGGAAATAGATATGTTAGCATATGCTTGCACTTGGGAGGAACCATGACTCTGCCTAAACAGAAACAAATTGATGAAAGACACATTGAATCAATGAAGATTGCTGTAGAGCAGGCGGGTATCAGAGCAATTCATCCAGATAAAATGGAGGAATTTGCTGAATATCTTGTGAGGCAGGCAAGACAATCTGAATAGTGTCACAGGGAGTCTTGACAGACTCCCCTTTTTTATATAAATTATTATTAGTTAAATTAGTCTCATGAAATTAGCATTTGCAGCATTACTTTTAATTGGTGCGACATCTGCTCCCGCATTTGCTGATCATAGGCATGGAAGTGTTCGTTATGAAGAGAATTGCTATAGAAATGTAGAGAGATATATTCCAGGTTATTATGATGACTTCGGTAACTGGAGAGATGGTAGAGTAAAAACTACAAGAAAAAGAATCCCTTGCAGTTCACTCTATAATAGTCAGAGAGAAAGACACATTCATGATAGTCATACACCAGATGTAGGACGAGTTGATGATAACTCTTGCATTGAAGGTTCTGTGCTCGGTGGTATTGCTGGCGGTGGATTAGGTGCTGCTCTGTCTCGTGGTAATGGACGTTGGTGGGCAATCCCTCTGGGTATCGTTGGAGGCAGCATGGTGGGGTGCCAGGTGGACGGTGGTTGAACTGACCACCTTTTCCCCCTTCCACCAGGATCTCCTGTATATTAAAAGAGTCAAAAGCAAACCACTAATGGCAACTCGTTCACGCATCGGAATTGAACTCTCTGACGGTTCTGTTCTTTCTGCTTACCACCACTGGGATGGATATGAGTCCTGGTTGGGTCGCATCCTGAAAACTCACTACAATAGCAAAGAACTTGCTGCCGAACTGATTGATGGTGGTGACATGAGCACTTGCTGGGATGAGAATAATCAACCCGAGTATTATTCTGCTCGTGGTGAAAATTGCCCTCCTCGTCTTGATAAAAACCTGGAGGAGTATTTTTCTGACAATGAAGAGTACTCCTATGTCTTCCGTAAAGGTGAGTGGGTCTGCTACAATATGAATGAGTTCAACGACAAAGACCCTGAAATCGTTGAAATCCCCTCTGGAAACCTTGCTGCTTGATTATCATGACTGAACAAGAAAAGATGAACGCACAACAAATTGCTGAAGAGTTTTGGTTGATGATTGAACAAGAAGCAGCAGAGAATGAGGTTACTGTTGATTACTATCTTGAAGAGTTCTTCTGTTCATGATATAATCATAGAGTAATCTACACAAAATGATGGCACAAAAGTTTCTTTACATTGTTGATCACTATATTCCATTTCCTTCCAGTGAATATGGTGGTATTTGGAATGTAATTGCAGAAGATGATGATGAGTGTTTTGATCTCATCACTGGTACGGATGAAGAAGGTTTCAATCAACAATACTATGGAAACCTTCGTGAAAATATTCTGAAGTCGCGTACTTATGCACTTTCAGAAGATCTTGAATCTCAAGTTGTTGAGGAATTTACTACATGATTGGCAATCTTGAACCAGAGGAATCTGTTATGTCTAAAGGCAGTTGGTTAGGTCAACTTGCCATTGCTCTTGAACAACTTGGTTGGGAAAAAGATGCAAACATTTCTGTAGAAATTGGGGGCACTTGTGTGTCTGGAATTGATGTAGGTGAAAACTACAATGAAAAATGGCAATCTCCCATTGGCACTCGCAAGTACAATAAAGATGCATTTATTGTAATCAAGAACCTTGATCGTTCTCCATTTGAACCATCACAACCAAACCCAGATTTGAAAGCACATCATGCTGAAACCTGATATGATTGTCTCTTGGGATAAACATCTCAAGAATGGAAACTTGTGGAGAGTAACTGTTGAACTCTCCATGAAAGATACACCAGGAGAAGAACCCTACATTTACACTGTAGAGGTTCATGTAGTGTCACCCACACAAGCACTGGCACAGTACATTGTTGCTACAATGTATCCTGATTATGAGTCACTCTCTGTTGATGATGAACCTATTAAAACTTCCTCATGATTTCCCCCATCAACCCCCTAAAGGATACTCCTACGAAGTCACTGAATATAGGACGAACTTTATTGCTATTTGGATTATCAATCATGGCAGGTTCTCTTATACTGACACACCTCCGAAGTCCATCTGGGGATTCTACAATACAAAAAAATGTGCATACCATGCACCAATCAATTCAACCAAGCACGGAGATCAAGTAGATATAAGTAACACAAGACCTTATTCTGCAATGAAACTCAATCTCAACCCATTGGAGGCAGCATTTGTATGACTTACCGACCCAAAGTAAATGATTATGTCAAGTGGACAGATTCACTTGGCAAAGTTACTGAGGGTTGGGTGTATTTTTGTGATAAAGAATACACCACTATTGAGATTGGTGTTACCTGTAAGGATCAAGAAAATATAGAGGCATGTCCTATACATAGGAAGACTCATTGTTTGGTCTTATGCTATCCAGAGCATTGGCACGAGTTAGAATACATCAAGAGTAGGAAATGTCAAAAAGAAAAAATGCATGGCGATGGTGGGCAAAGGCAATAGGAGAGAAGGCAAGTAAAGATGACAAAGAATCAGATGTCGTTGCTATTGTACGGACTGTTATATTTTTCACTTATCTCACTACTAACTGTTTTATTGTTGCTGGAGTAATTCGACACTGGAATGATGTACCGAGTGAACTATCTCAAACCAAAGAAGAAAGGTTATGCAAAACAAACTGCAACCTTTCTAAAGATTGAAGACGCAATCTTCTGGGAAGAACATGTAAAGAAAAACCTGGATGCAGTGGACACTCAGATCACTGTCCACTAATTTGACCACTGCCACCTGATTCCTGTATATTAAAAGAGTCAAACAACTGACACCTATGGATTATTTCATCAACGATCAACAAATTGAAGAACTGATCAACTTTGATTATGTTTGTGAAGATCTTGCAGACTTGATTGAAGAAGAACAAGACTTCAGCATGAACGAATACCTTAACTCCAACATTGATTACTGATCTAATGAATCCTCCCACCTCCACTGTTAATGTCCTGCCTCATCTTAAAGAACTTCGTGAGAAGTGGAGGCAGCAAGATTTCCGACTCACTAAAGAACAGCAAGAAGAATATGATATTCTCTTGCAAGCACGTCGGGAACGTGTCAAATACTTTTACGACAACGGTTTGGTTCAAGTTGGTCCCAAAGTGACTAAAAAGGCAGAACCAGTACAAGAAGACCTGGACGATTGAACAAGTGGCACAGAGGGTCTCCTGGAGGTCTCTCTGTGCTTTATATTATCTACATCAAGGCAACACGCATGACACTGACTCTTCGACCACATCAAGAACGCATCCTTGATCGTATGCTTGCTTATGCTAAGGGTCAAATTGTTGTTCCTACTGGTGGTGGTAAAACATTGACTATGATTGTTGATACTAAAGATCGTTATGATCGTATCAACAATGGCACAACCACAGTTGTTGTTGCTCCGCGTATTCTTCTGGCAGAACAACTGTGTTCTGAGTTTCTGGAAGTTATTGATACCAAGAATGTGCATGTGATGCATGTTCATAGTGGTGAGACACATCACTATTCTTCTACCAAACCAGAACACATTCACCTGTTTGCTAACACTGCACGAACTGCTGGTGAGAATGTAATCATCTTTACCACTTACAATTCTCTTGATCGTGTTCGTCAAGCAGATATTGAGGTGAATACCATTTACTTCGATGAAGCACATAATTCCGTGAAGAAGAACTTCTTCGGTGCTACTGAGTTCTTTGCTGGTGCAGCAGATCGTTGCTACTTCTACACTGCAACTCCCAAACATTCTCTCACTCCTAAGAAACCAGGCATGAACTGGGGAGATGTTTATGGTCAGGTGCTGTGTAATGTTCCTGCTCCTGAACTTGTCGAACAGGGTTACATTCTTCCTCCCAAAGTTGTAGTCAAGCAACTGCCTTTGATCAAAGGTCGCAAAGTAATGTGGGCAGAGGATAGTGTCAATCTATTGGAAACGATTGATGACAACAACATCGACAAGACTTTGATCTGTGCGCGTACTACCAAGCAAATCATTGGACTGATCAGCAACTCTGACTTTTGTGTTCAACTTGCACAACGTGGTTATTCTTGGATGACAATCACATCTAAGACAGGTGCAATTATTGATGGCAAGAAAGTCAACCGTGAAGAGTTCTTCAACACACTAAACACTTGGGGCAAAGATCCTGAGAAGAAGTTTGTTGTCATCCACCACTCTATTCTGTCTGAAGGTATCAATGTTTCAGGTCTTGAGGCAGTTATCTTCATGCGTAACATGGACTATATTGGTATTTCTCAAAGTATTGGACGAGTTATCAGACTTGGCAGCACTGAGAAGACATTTGGTTTAGTTTGCGTCCCAACTTATGATTCTGTTGGTATCAGCACTGCTCGCAAAGTTCAGGCAGTTGTTGATGTCGTGTTCAATCAAGGTCAACCTGCAATTTCGGAGATTAGACGATGAAGTACACTAAAGCACAACTGATTGATGCACTATGTGCAGAGTGGGACTATCTCTGCCATGATGATTTTGATCCTGAAAATGATCAGACAACTGAAGAATATCGTGAGGACTTGATAGAAATGACTTTAGAAGAGTTAGTAGAAGAAACTAGCACGGGTGAAGGTTATACTTTAGATGAATGGATGGAAAACTGGGGGTGATGTGCCAGTTGATTGAAGTGTCCACTATTCTCCCCATGGGCACTTAAAACCTGTATATTAAAAGAGTCAAAGAAATCCACCATGTTTGATTCTATTTTTGAAGACGGATCTCTCCGTGAGTACATTGATGACAACCTAAAAGATCCTTGGAAGGGTACAAACTTTGAGGGTTATGTGTTCATGTCTCCCAAACAGAAAGGTGAGTTTGGTGAGCGTTTTGTGTCTAAGTTCATGACACTTGCTGGACGTAAAGTTAAGCGAGCAAAGACTTCTACTGCTGGTCATGATCGTGTGATTGATGATATTCTAACTGAGATTAAGTTTGCTCTTGCTACCCGTGATAAGAAGGGTGGTGTTTGTATTGATAAGTTTATCATCAATCACGTTTCTAAGGGTAAGGATTGGGAGCGTCTTATCTTCTGTGGCATTAACCCTGACGAGAAAGATGCTCGCATTGTGTTTATCACTAAGGAAGACTTTGAAGCACACCTGAAGAGCGACAAGTGCTATTTCAATGTGCAACAAGGTGGCAAGAAAGTGGGCAACGATGACTATATTTGCACAAATGTTGCTGCTCTGCTAGAATGTGACTTCGTGAAGGATATTGCTGAATGGTGAATCTACTGCTGGGTGATTGTCTGGAATTGCTGCCTACTATTGCAGACAATTCTGTTGATATGTTGCTGGTAGATTTGCCCTATGGTACAACTGCTTGCAAATGGGATAGTATCATTCCATTGGATAAGTTGTGGGAACAATATAATCGTATCTGTAAAGAAAACGCAGCAATGGTATTCACTGCTGCACAACCTTTCACAACTATACTAGCAGCATCCAACATTCAGAATCTTAAGTATGAATGGATTTGGGAAAAACCTCAGGGAACTAATCCTATGAACGCCAAAGTCATGCCTCTTAAGAGTCATGAAAACATCCTGGTGTTTTATAGGAAGAAACCTACCTACAATCCTCAGATGTGGTATTCTACTCCTTACAGTGGGTTTAAGTCAGATACTGCAAAGATTGGTGAGGTTTATGGTGAAGCACAATCTAAGCATCGTGATAATCCTGAGGGTTCAAGATACCCTAAAACTGTTCTAAAGTTCAAGCAGCAAAAAGGTCTGCATCCTACACAAAAACCTGTAGATTTGATGGAGTATCTTATCAAAACATATACTAACAAAGGTGATACTGTGCTGGACAATACAATGGGATCGGGTACAACTGGAGTTGCTGCTGTTAAGTGTAATCGCAATTTTATTGGCATTGAAAAAGATGCAGACTATTTTGCAAAAGCAAAAGAAAGAATAGGGAGTGTGACAGTTGCCGAACAGGACACTATCACTTGCAATCCGTTGATGGATGCTATATCTTAAGAGAGTCAAAGGAGCACAACCTCATGCACTTAATTGATCATCTTGAATCCCAGGTTGAATGGGGCAAAGTGTTTGGAGTCGTGGATTCTCTCTACAACGATCCAGGATTCTCCTCTAATGCTGATAACTTTGCCCGTGCAACTGCTGTTGAGAAAGCACTTGCAAAGTATTCTGGTCTCGTTCGTGTAGATCAGACAGGTTACGATTTTGTCTACAATGATGACAAGATCGAAATGAAAATGGGCAAGAACTTGTTCTTCAAACGTAAGGACATTCATGCCACTAAAAAGTTCAAAGTCAAATCTTTTCTCAGTGAAAAGAAAACCGTTGAAGATTTCAGGCAAACTAAAACCTTCGACTACATGTTGGTGGTAGATCTTACTGCTCGTCGTGTGGTAGTTGTTGAGGATGAGAAAGCACGATCTTTGTACCAAGAGGGTGCAGATGGTGCTATGATTGAACTCAAACTCGGTGACTACTATGAGTGTGATCTTGGAAAGTTCAATGTAGTCAAACCTCCCACACTTTTGTCTGAAGGCATCAACAACGCAATCGAATCTTACCTGGAGTTCTGATCAATGAAAAACACACATCTGCAACACCCCGAAGATTCTATTCTGACTGGGGATCTCACTGTCCTGGATTGGTTCCTTGCTGAGAGTGATCTTTCCGTGAAGATTGACGGTTCTCCCGCTATTGTTTGGGGCACCAATCCTGCCACTGGTAATTTCTTCTGTGGCACCAAATCTGTATTCAACAAAAAACTAATCAAGATCAATGAAACGCACGATGACATTGATCGCAACCATTCTGGGGTTGTTGCTGATATTTTACACCACTGTTTTGATTGCCTTCCTGATTTCGACGGGATTGTTCAAGGTGATTTTATTGGGTTTGGTGGTGATGATACTTTTTGCCCCAATACGATTACTTATGTCTTTGATGAAATAATTGATCAGAACATTATCATTGCACCACACACATTGTATGCAACTGATGATGAAATGAAGGACTGCTATGTTATCAATGACATGGTGGACATGGAGATCTTTGAAGATACTGAGACCTGCAAGTTCGTGCAACCTCGTGCATGGCAACTCGATGAAGATTTCTCTGAGATTGTTGGTTTTGCGCGACAGATGTCCCAGTTGGTTACTTTCGTGAATGAAAAGGAAGCAACTGAATTGAAGAAGCAACTTAATGCTTGTATTCGTGAAGGACACGAAGTTGTGCCCGAAACGTTCAACAACTCTTTGTTGATTAGTTACTGGTTCCTGATCAAATCAATCAAAGAGGACATGCTCTACCTGTGCCGCAATAACGGTCCCGAAGCATACATCGACAACGAACAATGTGGTGGTGAGGGTTATGTTCGCATGAATGAGTTTGGTATGTTCAAACTTGTCAATCGTGAGCAATTCTCTCATGCAAACTTTAACAATACGAAACACCAGTGTGCCAGTTGATTGAACTGTCCACCAATCCCCCTGGTGGCATCAATCTCCTGTATATTAAAAGAGTCAAAGGAATCGCACCCATGACGATTACTCAAACCAAACCTCAATTCTTGACTGATGCACTCATCGAAGTGCTGAACAATGAGTGGAAAGTTAATTCCATTGAATCTGGTCACTCTTGTTATTACCAAGTTGAGGCAGAAGTCGGTCGTAAGTACACCAAACTGATGACTTATTTGGTCTCTGGTGGTGTTCGTCAACGTGGTCGTTCTGCTTACATGTTTGTGGACAATACCACTGGTGCATGTTACAAACCTGCATCGGTTAAAGCACCTGCGAAGGGTATTCGTTTCTATATTGATCAACTGGCAGATCATCCTGATGCTTGTGATCAATACGGTTCTTTCCTCTACATTCGGTGATCAACATGCAATTCCAAGTTACACAAATCGAGTTTGACTTTGATGATGCTCTCCACCCCATGACTGAGGTGGAGATGAGTGAAGTTTATGATGATTACATTGGTACGTTTTGGGAGGCAGATGATGGAGATGATCTAGTTGAAGAGATCACAAGTGCATCAGGTTGGTGCATCAAGTCCATTGATTATCATCACATTCTTAACTGAAACTCATGACTACTGGTTACACTCTCAACCGCGTTAATTTCACTCAAGACGAGGAAACTTGCATCCTACGATTTCTCAATCAAGCACGAGAATGTGGTTATCCAAGTAGTAACGAATCCTGGTATTCTGTGATTGATTCTATCATCCAGAAGTATTACGATTCCAACATCAAAGAGTATCAATTCCCCCAATGAAATGCGAAGTTAAGTTGTATGTTGCTGGCAAAGTCTTCACTGAGGAAGTGTATGCCAAAGACTACCAAGATGCAAGAGAAGTTGCACTTGCTCGCAATCCTAATGCAAAAGTGATAGGAGTGACAGCAAAGTTCAACTGAGAGTATAAACAATTTGTGCCACATGTATTAGTGTCACAATAAATGAGCACAAGCACCAATTTCCTGTATTGTTAAAGAGTCAAAGGTTTTTCACCAATGCAACTTACTTCTCAAGGTCAATCTCGTGCAATGGTTGTTGAGTTCCGCCCTCACAACATTCTGACCGATAAGTTTGTTTATACTCTCAAGTTTATGGGAGATGAGCAAACCAAGTCGATGCGATTGATGAACAAAAAGGAAATGATTGAGACTGTAAATGCACGTCTTGATCTAAACTATGAGGTGACTGATTTCCTGACTGAACCTCAAGAATACTTCCCTGCTGCATGTTAATTCATGTCACTGATCAAAACGTATTTGCATCAACAACGAATGTCTTTCGTTTCGCACATTTCTGATCCTAACATCATGAACGAGTCTGATCTTTTCACTCTTAAAGAGAACTATTGCAACCTTATCATCGACGGGATGGATATGGATTGCCTTGTGCAGATGTGCCATGATTTGTTAATGGATGCATACCAAGATTGCACAGAGGAAGATCTGAAGGAAGAAATTGTGGATCTTTATGATACCGAAGTGTGGGAAGATTTGGTTGAAAGTGTAGAGAACTGAACCAGTTGGGCAAGTGTCACACTAAAAGAGCACAAGCACCAATTTCCTGTATTGTTAAAGAGTCAAAGGAATTGCACTCAGATGACTGTCATCAACCAACCCCGAATCATCAACGGAAACACTTACGAAATGCCCACCGTTGATGGTATGGATCGTTGCCAGATTAACACTCGTTTGCATTACATCAACGAAGAATTGTCCAAGATCAAAGCAAAGCAAGCAGCACTGATTGCTGCTCGTGATCAACTCGATCGTCACAACGAAATGCAAGAGATGGGTGATCTGTTCGATGAAATGTTTGGAGGTTGAGATGTTATTTGTTTCTGGACAATCCCCTGATCTGAATCTCACTCATCAAGTGTATGAGTTCTTTACATCAAAGTATGAGATTGCGCGAGATGTTGAGGTTTATCACACTGACCTAAGTGATGACAATGCCTTTGGATTTACAGAAGAGAATGGTGAAGAACAGTTTGTGCAGATTCATAACAATCTGAATCAGACTGACTATGTGATTACATTACTGCACGAACTTGTCCATGTTGTTCAGAATGAAAGAGGAGAATATGATGATGAAAAGAGAGAAGAAGAAGCATACAGAATGGAGGGAGTTCTTTATAGTGAGTTTCTCTACAGTTGTGAACAACAATGTGTGCCAATAGTTTAAGTGTCACACTAAAAGAGCACTGTCCCCAATTTCCTGTATTCTTAAAGAGTCAAAGGAACACAACCGATGCAAACACTCATTCAACACACAACCAACCCAAAAGAGATTGAGATTGGTGTGGAGTTCTTTCTTCCTACTGATGCACCACATTGGATTCCTAATGGGTTTGAAACTATCAGTGTGATTGTTGATAGTGAGGACCATGATGATGATCCTATTGTTGTTGAGGATGAAATTGCAGAAGCATGGTGTAAGTCTCAAGGTGTAGTTTTCTCTCAAGTTATCAACGAACCCTGAAAATCATGACTGCATTTGTATCACCCAAGTCCAAAAAGGCAAAGAATCGGTTCTGTAATCTGATGGAATCGAACCCAGAATGTATCATTGAACAGAACAAAGGTGATCGAGTATTTCTAACATCTGTCAACAACAAAAACCATTTCTGGGTATCACTCACTAACGACAAAGATTGGGAGATTGAGTTCTAATGACTATCGGAATCTTCTTTCTCATTGGTTACATCATGGGTGCAAGTCAAGTGCTCATTGTGCGTCAGATTCTCAAGTAATTTCATTCACTCATTTAACTCATGACTGACATTCAAAAGGATACAATGCTTGCCAACATTCTGGAGCAAGTACATTCACAGATCATGTATTTGACTGAAGAAGGTAGACTTGATGATGCAGTTGCATTGTATGAAGAATGGGAAGAACATTTCGATGAGAGTATAACTGAGGTTGAGATTGTAACGATTAACGATCTTACTTCCACCATTTGATAGTTTATCATGAATCTGATGCCTACGAATCAAGAAATCCTGAAAATGTGTCGGGAAAAGTATCCAGAACTGACGGATGCTGATGATGATTTTTTCCTGGAAAATCCTGTTCTTTGGCCCTTCGATTATCTGAGTATTCTCTACAAAAATTATATTGATGTGCCAATAGTTTAAGTGTCACACTAAAAGAGCACAGGGATCAATTTCCTGTATTGTTAAAGAGTCAAAGGAGTTCACTCCTTTTCTAACACCAACCTCACCACATTTCACTCCAATGTGTAAGATCGAACAACAGATGAATGATGCCATTTCTAACAATGTGAACTGGCAATCTGCAAACACTTCTGTTCAACTTCTTGCCAATGGTGATTCTGCTGTATATCTTCACGGCAATCACATTGCAACAGTTGGTGAAACTACAATCCAAATCTTTGATGGTGGTTGGCGTTCAAATACTACCAAATCACGTCTCAATGCTATTCTTCAAAAGCACGGAATCATTGGTGAGAAAGTATTTCAAAAAGCAGGAGAATGGTTCATTTGTTATTACAAAGGTATCGTAGGTGAAGAAGGATATGTGACCGTACCTTTCGTCTCTGGCATGACTCTTGCCTGAGTAATTTGATAGTCCTGAGTATGACTTAAAACTGCTCAAGTTCCCTCTCTTAACTAACACAAACTCAATGTCTTTTACTGATCGTGATCTTTACATTGGTGCTCTTCAAGGTGCTAAGAATGGAAACGAAATGCTTGAAATTCTGAGTATTATCTTCGGAGATAATGAGTCTGAAACTGTTATCCCAACCAGTCAACCTATTGACTTCTGATATAACAAATGTCCAGACGGAAGTATCTTACTTTCAAACCAATTAACCCTAAAAAAGTGAAACTCATTGGCATTATCTTCATTGTTTCATTCATTCTTTTTCCTGGGGTTCGTTACAACACTGGTGAAGCATTTCACTTGACTGGTGATCTTATCCAACGAACAACACGATAGTTCAGTATAGATGAAAAGGGGGCAAAAAACCCCCTTTTTTTATGCTTATAGATAAAGATTACCCTTTTTTTGTATTAAAAATGTATTAAAAAATGTATATGTGTTGATTATATTGTTTTCCACAGTTTCCACAGAAGGTGTTAGTAATTGTGGAAAAGTATGTGTTTGAGTGTTATTTTATGTGCTTATAAAGGTGCTTATAAATGTCTGATCTTATAGTGATCTTTGCCCGCAATCTATCACACTCTCGCAGAAATGTCAAGCACCCCGATATAAGTTTTCCCAGGGATTGACAACACAAAAATATAAGTCTTTCTGATAAATACTCACTGGACGATTGACAATATCTCTCAGACATCTTATAGTGTTTAAGTATCACCAACGGAGCACAGATTCATGTCAGTTGTTTACAGTCAAGCACAGAAGCAACGTTATAGAATCACCCTAGATCTTGAGGTGATGGATGATTTTGACCCACATCAGATTAACTGGGAAGATCTATTCGAACTTCAAGGATCTGAGAGGGTCATTGATAGTTACGTTGAGGACTTGAGTAAACCTGTCCGTTGGTGATTGTGCAGGGGTTAGTATAAAGAACTAAGCACATTTTTTGCAGAATGGAGTGATTAGTGTGCGGAAATAATATTGGCACACGATATAGGCACGGGGGTCAAAATGCCCTATATTGGTTTCATCGGGAGGGAAGAACACCCCAACCGACACTAACCCAAACACCAGTTAATCATGACCACTGCTACCTACAACGGTTGGGCAAATTACGAGACCTGGAATGTTACTCTGTGGATTCAGAATGATGAGGGTTTGTATAACGTTGCAAAGCAGTGCAGAAACTATCAGGAACTCGTCGATCTTTTGTATGATTGTGGTTCGACAGAGACCCGCGATGGTGTTAAGTGGGACGACGTAAAGATCGACGGTCTGGCAGTCAACGAAATGCTGCAAGATCTGTGACTTAAGTATCACTCACTCGTCCACCAGTTTACTACACTTTTCCCTGTTAATCATGACCGTCATTCGCAACATCGCAACTGGTAAAGTTCACCTCTCCCTGGTAGAGGATAATGCCTTCCTGAGTGCAATCCAAGGACTGCAATCGTTCGTTCTTGATAACAACGCAGATTGCGACATGGCATACGATTGGGTATGTGATCAGGCAGAATGTGCATCCTTTGTTGCTGATAACTATGCGTGGGATATGTTCTACGAAACCTGGCAATCTTGCGAGTGCTAAGTATCACAAACCGTAGGGGGGCAGTTCGTTATACTTAGTCCCCCTACCAGTTCGTGTTACTGACTACCGAACTTTTCCGTGGTCAGTAATGCAAACTCTTGTTTAATTCTTTACATCAGCAATTAAATGTGGTATGATATTAGTATAAACCAGTAATTACGATTAGTTTGTTATTCGTTATAGACAGTATTATTATTGCGGGGTTATTATAATAAACGTGGCGTTGCCCCCGTATATAAAAAACGATAACTACCCTAACCTACACTGTATGTCTTTTTCGACCTCTATTTCACTCTCATAAAAAAAATTTCCGGTATGAAAAAACACCCCACAAGGTTCGCAGGATATTATGTCACAGAGGATGGTAGAGTATATCGAACGGTAGGTAAGGTAAATGATAGTTTTGCCCACAGAGCAGATGCAGAGGGGTTTATAGAGGTCAACTCACACGAACGTGGAGGTAATGCTAAGGATGGGCGATATTTTTCTGTGAATATCTCTTTACGGGACGAGAGTGGAAAAACTCTCAAACAGATAAAGTATTATACGCACAGATTAATCGCAGAAACTTTTATTGATAATCCAAATAACTATGAGACAGTAAATCATATTGATAATAATAAACAGAACAATATGGTAAATAACTTAGAGTGGACTACTCAAGCAGAAAACTGGAAAAAAGCAGCACCTTCTCAGAGAGACTATCATGGGAGATGGGTGAGTAAAAAATCCCGGAGGTAAAATGAAATCAACTAAGGTTTATCACATCTATGCAAAGAAAGAGTGTTTATATAGCAATCTAACAGAAGAGCAATTCAAAAATACATGGAACTCCCTCAAGGGGATGGTTGGTCTTATGCAGACTGATTATCAACCTGAGGATTTGTCATATGAGGAATGTACGCGCACCCATGGAGGTGGTTCGGTTAACAGAACAGAACCAGAAGGATCCGACTCTTATTGACATTATAGATAGACACTGATAGAATTGAACTGAAGTTTTTAAGACTTATGGCAAAAGGATTTACTGTAAAGGCAACTGCACCCAAACCAAAAAAGGCAGAGGAGTGGGACATTGCAGCAATTAAGGAACGAATGAAAGGTAAGACCATTGTATTTTGCCTTCCAGGACGTGGGTGTTCTTTCACATTTTTGAAGAACTTTGTACAACTGTGCTTTGATATGGTACAGAATGGAATGAGTATTCAGATTAGTCAGGATTACTCTTCTATGGTTAACTTTGCACGTTGTAAGTGTCTTGGTGCAAATGTTCTTCGTGGACCTAACCAGATTCCATGGGACGGTAAACTGGAATATGACTATCAACTGTGGATTGACTCAGACATTGTATTTGATACTAACAAGTTCTGGCAGTTGTGCGATATGGCAATTGCAGAGGATGGTTCGGAGAAGGAAGTCGTTGCTGGTTGGTATGCAACTGAAGATGGACACACAACTTCTGTCGCACACTGGTTAGAAGAGGATGATTTCCGTAAGAATGGTGGAGTGATGAATCACGAAACTGTCGATTCCATTCAGAAACGTCGTGTACCATTTACTGTTGATTACACTGGTTTTGGTTGGGTACTGATCAAGAAAGGTGTATTTGAGAATCTTGAGTATCCTTGGTTTGCTCCTAAGATGCAAGTCTTTGAGAGTGGGAACGTTCAGGACATGTGTGGTGAGGATGTCTCATTCTGCCTTGATGCTAAGGAGAAAGGATTTGATATCTGGTGTGATCCTCGTATTCGTGTGGGTCACGAAAAGACTCGTATTATTTGATCTAGGAGATTATTATGGCTAAGGCAATGATGAAAGGTGGTACTTATGTGCCCGGTAAACCCAAAAAGACTCGTCAAGGAAAGTCAAAGAATACTTTGATATCTGCGACTTCTCGTAATAAAGCAAAGAAGAAGTATCGTGGACAGGGTAAATAAGACAGTTACATTGATTTAATGTCTGCTCTTATCTGTAACCTACCTTCAGTTGAAGTATGGGTACGAAAAGAATATCTTACTGACCATCAAAGTGGTCATGGTGAATTTGTTAAAGGCGTTTGGGTATCGGCAAAGTCGATACCTGGACGCACTTTTTATTTTGAGACGTATTTACCAGAATACGCTGCAATGTATGATAAACTACCTATTAGTGCGTTTCTCTCGTCTCCGGTCCTTCCAGACCCCGATCTGGACCTTCCTAACCTACAGTTCTGGAACTGTATGGATTATGGTGTAGTTGCTGTTCAGAAGCAATTTATTGGTAGTATGGACTATGAACTATACACAAGAGACTTTGGTATTCAAAAAGGCACCTATGTTTGTACTTTAGACAATTACCATCAAGACATTGATGCAATTGACTGCTATACTGCAGAGAATCCAGCTGAACATAAGTCTCATAACTTGATTGAACTGAATAATGGACAGTATGCACTCTATCCAAACAACAGAATGCGTATTTTTGATAATAGTTTGACTCCTGTTGAACCAAAAATGCCCGATTTTAAGGTTTCCACTCGTTATTATCAAGTTGAAAATGGTTTTGATCGACTCGGAATGGGTCGTGAGGACGAATATTTTTGGAAAACTGCTAAAGAAAGAGAAAATTTACCTCAAGAGGACAAAAAATGAGCACTCAACACGATTTTTTAGACAATTTAGCAAATCATCAGCATCAAAAAATGCTCCGTGAAATTGCAAATGATGATCTAACACCCAAAAAGCATGATTTTCAGGTTCAAAATGAACTTCATGAAAAAATTCGTAATGATGAAGATTATGATGACTGGGAATATGGCACTGAACCCATCCCATTGAACGAATTTTGATTGGATACCCTAATAAATAAGTTATAATTGCTCTATTTTTGTGCCTTTAGAACGAGTCAGTCAGGGGTTTAAAGACATTAGCATGACTTTTCAGAGACATCCTCTGACAAATGACTTGATTGCGCTCAAAAATGAATCTGCGATTGCTCGTTCTGTAAAAAATATTGTTCTTACAAATCCTGGAGAGAAGTTTTTTAACGAAAATTTCGGATCCAGAATAAGTGAATCTCTTTTTGAGAATATAAATGATATTTCTGCTTCTATTATAAGAGGTGAGATCAAATCTTCATTAAAAAATTACGAACCAAGAGTTAACGTAAAAAGAGTTGATGTTACACCAAACTATGATAATAATGAGTTTAATGTGACTATTGTTTATGAGATTATTGGAGCAGATGTGCCTCCACAAGAGTTACAGTTTGTTTTGCAACCAACAAGGTAAAAAATGCCGTTAGCTAATTTCACTAACCTGGATTTTAATCAGGTTAAAACAACACTCAGAGAATATCTGAAGGAAAACTCCAATTTCACCGACTATGATTTTGAGGGTTCAAACCTTTCAGCAATACTTGATGTTCTGGCATATAATACCTATATTACCTCATACAATGCGAACATGGTCGCAAATGAGGTTTTTATTGATAGTGCAACATTAAGAGAAAATGTTGTTTCTCTTGCAAGAAATATTGGATATTTGCCAAGATCAAGAAAATCTGCTGCGGCAACAATAACATTTTTCATCAGCACAACAAATATTACTCCTACACCAGCAACAATTACCCTTAAAAAAGGACCTGTTGCCACTGCTGCAGGAACTTTTGGTGGACAATCCTTTGTCTTTTCTATTTTAGATGATATAACGGTTCCAGTTTATGATGGAATCGCAGAATTTAACAATATTCCAATTTATGAGGGAAGTTTACTAACCTCCAACTTTACATATAATGCTAGAAATCCAGAACAGAAGTTTATATTAGATAATATTGGAATTGACACGGATTTGATTGGAGTAACAGTAAGACCAAACCAATCATCCACAAGAAGTGTAAAATATAGTCGTCAAGATAGTTTATTTGAAGTCAAGTCCGACTCTAAAGTATATTATTTGCAAGAAGTTGATGATGAAAGATATCAAGTCATATTTGGTGATGGTATTTTTGGGAAAAAACTTGAAGATAACAATTATATTACAGTAGACTATATCACATCAAACGGAGATTCTGCAAACGGAATCAATTCCTTCACATTTGCGGGTAGATTAGTATATACAAGAAATTCTCAAGAATATTCTGTTACTACTGGAATTTCTCTTTTGACAACAGGACTTACTGCTAGAGGTGGTGAATCTATTGAGGGAGTTGAATCAATTAAAAAGTTTGCTCCAAGAATATATGCATCACAAAACAGAGCATTGACCTCAAATGATTATGAATCAATAATTCCTTCAAAAATATATCCAGAAACAGAGTCTATTTCTGTTTTTGGTGGAGAAGAATTGGTTCCTCCTCAATACGGTAAAGTTTTTATCAGCATAAAACCAAGATTTGGAGATTTTATCCCAAATCTGATTAAGGAAAATATTAAAAGAAAACTTAAAAAGTATTCTGTTGCAGGAATTGTTCCAGAAATACTTGATCTTAAATATCTTTACTTAGAAATCAATAGTAAAATTTACTATAACACAAACCTTGCACCATCTTCCGCATTTGTGTCGTCAATTGTTCAAAATAACGTTGCAAAGTACTCAGAATCATCGGAATTGAATAAGTATGGTGCTAGACTTAAGTATAGCAAATTGCTGAAAATCATTGATGATAGTCATGAATCAATTACTTCAAACATAACGACTATTTCGATGAGAAGAGATTTAAGAGTCGTTGCAAATGCATTTGCAGAATATCAAATTGCATTTGGTAATGCTTTTCATATCAAATCACTAAATGGGTATAATATTAAAACCAGTGCATTTAGAGTTGCTGGAATACAAGAAAATGTTTATTTGGCAGATGTTCCAGATACAAACAGAGTAACTGGATCTCTGTTTTTCTTTAGGGTTCCCAGTCTTGGTTCACAATCTCCAACTATTGTTAGGAGAAATGTGGGAATTATTAATTATAGTAGTGGTTTAATAACAATTAACCCAGTCAACATTACTGATGCGAAACTTAAGGATGGGCAACCAATCATTGAAATTGAAGCAACTCCAAGTTCAAATGATGTTGTCGGATTACAGGATCTTTATTTGCAGCTAGATAATAGTAGCAGTAACTATGAAACTATTGTGGACGAAATTTCTTCTGGATTGGATCCTTCTGCTTCCAATTACATTGTGTCTTCTAGTTATCCTAATGGAAACTTAGTTCGTCAAGGTGGACCTGAAACATCAGTTACCACAACATCAAGTTCATCTACTCCGACAACCACTCCAAACACAAACACATCTTCAACTGTATCAACAGCTGGAGCATCTTCATCAGGTTCAATTTCATACTAAGACGATAGATTCATAAAATGACAGAAACCAGAGTTCAGTTTAATACTATTGTAGCAAATCAACTTCCTACATTTGTAAGGGAGGACTTCCCACTAATAGCAGAAGTTTTAAAGCAGTATTATCTTGGACAAGAGTATCAAGGTGGACCTGTTGACTTAATTCAGAATATTGATCGTTATATTAAGTTAGATAATACAACAAATCTCACTGAGTCTGTTGTATTGCAAGGAGATCTTGATTTTGATGCAACAACGATTCCTGTAGATCCTACAGAGTCTCCAAGTGGAACCATAGGATTTCCAAACTCTTATGGTCTTTTAAAAATAAATGATGAAGTAATAACTTATACAGGAAAAACTGATTTTTCCTTCACTGGATGTATTAGGGGATTTGTTGGAATAACTTCATATAGAAGTGAAATTAATAAAGAAGAAGTAGTTTTTAAAGAAACTGAATCCGATGATCATAAGGATCAGTCAACGATTACCAATTTAAGTTGCTTATTTTTAAAGCAGTTTTTACTTAAAACAAAACATCAAGTTTTTCCTGGATTGCAAAACAAGCAACTAACTTCAGACCTCAATCAAAATCTTTTTATAAAGCAGGCAAAAGATTTTTATCTGAGCAAGGGTACGGATGTTTCTTTTGAAATATTATTCAAAGCACTTTATAATAAAGAAGTAAAGATTGTAAAACCAAAAGATTTTCTGTTTACTCCATCAAATGCCCAATATCAAATTGTAAATCAATTAGTAGTAGAGGCAATTCAAGGAGATCCAGAAAATTTAAAGAATGCTACTTTATATCAAGATGAATATAAGTTTGGAACAAATATAAAAAAAGCATATGCTCCAATTACAGATGTTGAAAAAATATCTGTTGGGTATGGAAAGACCTATTATAAACTCAGTATTGATGGTGGATATGATAAAGATATTAGAGTAAACGGATCTGTTTATGGTCAGTTTAGAACAAATCCAACGACAAGAGTAATTGGTCAAGTTGCTGCTGGATCTACAGTTCTTGATGTCGATTCAACCGTTGGATTTGGAACAACAGGAGAACTTTATTTTAACTATTCAAACAACAGTATTGGTGTAGTATCTTATACTTCAAAATCTCTAACTCAATTTTATGGTGTTAGTAATTTAAATTTGGGCATATCTGATGGATCTGTTGTTGGGGTTAATACCTTTGCTTATGGAAGATCTAATTTAAATCAAGATGAGATTATTGAGGTAAGAATAAATTCTGTTTTGGGAGATTTACGTCTTCCAAAGAATACAAATAATCTGAGAAATAATGGCATAGTTAATGTAACAACGCTTGGAGTAAGTGAAAATAATTTCAAAACAAATAAGTGGTTTTATAATGTTGCACCAACATATAAAATCGGCAAAATTGAACTGATAGATTCTTCAAACAGCACTTACAAAGTCACTGTAAATGTGGCAAATCAGTTTAGATCTGGAGATTTTGCAAATATTATTCTCTCTAATGGAACTAAAGTACAAACCAAAATTGTATCAATATCTGGAGAAAAAACTTTTGAAATAAGGGGACAAGGTGTATTAAATACAAATCAAACATATAAAATCCAAAGAAGTATTCAAAAAGTATCCTCAACAACATTTCCTTCCGCAGTAATATATTCCACTGATGTTAACAATGTATATAAAAATGAAAATGGGGATTATCTGATTTCTTCTCCATCAATACCACATTATGATTCTGAACCAACGAACGTTTCACCAAGAGTATTTTCTTTTTCGGGGACATTTGTTGGAGATGAGTTTGAAATATCTCCTGGTGTAGAGCATGGATTTTATACAGGAGATGCTGTTTATTATGAAGCACAATTAATTAATAAAACATACATTGATGATTCTGGTAATAGTTCCACCAGACAAGTAAGAGACACTGGTTTGTTTGCTGATGGTCTATATTTTGTTAAGAGAGTAAATTCTTCTACTTTAAAGTTTTCAAGAAGTAGTGATGATATTTACAACTCAAAGTTTGTTTCCGTAGATAATGCAGTTACAGTTGCTAACAGTACTATAAGACCATTTGAGTTTAAAGGTAAATCATTAGGTCCTCAAAAACTTCTTAGAAAATTATCCACTCCATTAATCAACGAAACCACCTCCGAAACGAAACCAGGATTTACAGGTATCTTGGTCAATGGTGTAGAGATTCTTAACTACAAGTCAAAAGATATTATTAAATACGGAAAAATTAATAGTATTGACGTTCTCTCTCCAGGAACTAACATCGATGTTATTAATATTCCGAACTTAATAATCAATGATGCCGTAGGAACTGGAGCAACTGGATATCTTGCAGTTTCTGGATCATTCAAAGAGATAAGAGTTGTTGATCCTGGATTTGATTTTATTGGAACTCCTACGTTAAAGATTGAAGGTGGAAATGGCACAGGAGCTATTGGCCAGGTCAACATGAAGTTGATCAATCATGAGGTAGAGTTTTTCGCAGATGCAGTTTCTGCTAATATTATTGTTGGCACAGCATCAACTCAATCAAGAATTGGTTTTTCGACTTATCACAAGTTTAGAAATGCAGAAAAAGTAATATACAGAACTAAACTTCAAGATGGCATTAGTGGAATAGTTACAAATTCTTCTTATTATGTTTCTGTTCTTGACAACATCACAGTTCGTCTTCACAAAACCGAAGGTGATGCAATTTCAGGAATTAATACCGTATTCTTGACTGACTATGGTATTGGTAAGCACTCTTTACAATCTGAAAGCAAGAAGTCCGTAATCCAATCTGTTAATATTACTAGATCTGGAATTGGATATGAAAATAAGAAAAGAACCACTGCAGCATTGACCGGAATCAATACAGCATCAAACTTGGTTGTATTATCTAACCACGATTATAAGTCTGGAGAAAAAGTAAAATACACCTGCAATGGAACCCCAGTTTCTGGTCTTACTACAGATACGGAATATTATGTAACAAGAATAGATAGAGACTCTTTTAAATTATCTCAGGTCGGAGTTTCTTCTGATAGAGAGTTTTATTATAGAACCAGACAATATGTTAATATGACCTCTGTTGGGGTTGGAACTCACATCTTTAACTACCCAGAAATCACTGTATCCGTTTTAGGTAATGTCGGCATATCTTCTATTGGACTGGAGACGTTCAAGGGATCCTTACAACCGATTGTCAGAGGAACTGTAACTTCTATTCATCTTGAAAATAATGGAGTTGGATATGGATCTTCAGAAATTCTCAATCTTGATAGACAACCAAAAATATCAATCGATTCTGGATCAGAGTGCCAACTAAAACCAATTATTGTTAATGGTAAAATATCTCAGGTTATTGTTCTAAAAACTGGAAGTAGATATCTTTCAACTCCAGACCTTAGAATCAATGGTAGTGGTGTTGGAGCAGTTCTTACACCAGTTTTAGAAAACGGATCAGTAACTTCAGTTAAAATAATAGAACCTGGTGCAGGATATGATCAAAATAGCACAACTATTGATGTAATTCCAGCAGGATCTATTCGAATTCTTCCAGAGTTTAAAGCAAACATCCAATCTTGGAGAGTTAATCTGTTTGAAAAATATTACCCATATTTTGCTTCTGATGATGGTGTTGTTGTTAATGGATTAAAATCTAATGATTTTGGATTGCAGTATTCTCACTTGTATGCTCCCAGAAAACTTAGAGAAATTGTCTATGCATCAGATCAATCAGGCAATGTTTTATATGGAGAAAAGGATTTAAGAAGAGTCAATGGAATTGAAGAACCTTCAAGAAAGCATTCTCCAATTTTAGGATTTGCTTATGATGGACATCCAATCTATGGTCCATATGGATTTAGAAATAAGGATGGTGGGGTAATTTCACAAATGAAATCGGGATATTCTTTAGATATTAAAGAAAATAGACCACCAACATCAATTTTCCCAGAAGGATTTTTTATTGAAGACTACACTCACAATAAAGTTTTTGATGATACAATTCTTGATGAGAACAATGGTAGATTCTGTATAACACCAGAGTTTCCAAATGGTACATATGCATATTTTACAACCATCAATGATAAGTTTTCAGAAACATCTGGAGTTTTTGAAAAATATCGTAAACCAGTATTCCCATATATTGTTGGACAAAATTATAAGGGAGTTCCAGATCAGTTTAACTTTACTCCAGACTCTAACTTAGAGTCATTTGATATTAGTAGTGGTTGGCGTAGAAATACACAACCTCATAATCTTATAGAGGGTGATTCCCAATATGAATATCTTTATATACCAAATGAGTTAAAGCAAACCGCAACAATAACTGCAGTTTCTCCAGGAACGATTGAAAGTATTGGTATTGTTACTGGTGGTAGTGGATATAGAGTTGGAGAAACTCTGGTATTCGACAATGAAGGAACCAAAGGTGATAGTGTATATGCAAAGGTTAGTAGACTGAAAGGAAGATCTGTAAGTAGCATTAGTGTTGCTTCCAGCACTATTAACAATGTTGAATTCTATCCAGGAGAATCTGCAGGAGAATATTTACTATTTGCAGATAATCCCCACAACTTTATCAATCTGGATACAATATCAATTTCTGGACTATCAACAACTTCATCTAACATCGAGGGATTTTATTCTGCAGGAATCCAAACTAATAGATTAGCAATAGCTGGGGTTGGAACAACAGGAGTTGCTATTGGAGATACAGCAACAACTGGAATAGTAACTTATTTTAGAGTTACTGGAGACTTGTCTTATCCAAATATTAGAGAGAATGATATTCTTAAAGTTGGTACTGAAAGAATTAAAGTCTTAAATGTAGACCCATTGTCATCAAGAATTAGAGTTCTTAGAGAGGTAGATGGATCAACAGGATCTTCTCATACAATAGGAAAATTTGTATATGAAGATTCGAGAAAAATAAAAATAAATGCCGGATTTAAGACAGATTATTCTTACAGATTAAACAAACAAATCTACTTTGATCCTTCAGAGTCTGTTGGTCTTGGAACAACTTCTGGTGTGGGTATTGGTACAACTATTACTTTCTCAAATCCAGGTGCTGGATTGACTCAGAAGTTTATTCCAACAAAAACTATTTTTATTAGAAATCACAACCTGAGAACTGGAGATCAACTTACATATTCTTCAGGAACTGGTGGAAGTGGAATAATAGTACAAGACGAAACAAATGTAGGTGTCGGCACTACACTCTCTGATGGACAAACTTTATTTGTTGCCAAAATTGATGAAGATTTGATCGGTATTGCTACTGTCAGAGTTGGTTTGGGTACAACAGGAACTTTTGTTGGTATTGCAAGCACTCATAGATCTTCAACGACTTTAGCATTTAGAACTGTTGGATCGGGGGATACGCATAGTTTTACAACAAACTATGATATTATTACTGGCACAGTAAAGAGAAACTTAGTTACTGTATCAACAGCAGAAACTCATGGACTTAGCCCACTTCATAATGTTTTTGTAAACGTCAACCCACAAAATGCAAAAACATTAACATTAAAATATAACGATTTTAATAGAAGGTTAGTTGTCAATCCAGTTGGATTTGTTACTGCAGGGGTTAATACAACTACAAATGAAATAACAATTGCATCTCACGGATTTAAGACTGGAGATAAGATTATACACACATCTGATTCATCTTCAGTTGGACTCTCCAGTGATAGTATGTACTATATTGTTAGAGTTGATGACAACACTATCAAACTATCTAACACCTATTACGATTCTGTCAAACCTAAACCAGATGTTGTAGGAATAACAAGTGCATCGTATGGAACTATTAATCCAGTAAATCCACAGATTAAACTTTACAAGAATTCAACAGTAACGTTTGATTTATCTGATGGGTCACTTTCTTATGTAAAACAAGGAACAACGTACTCTGCTTTTGAGTTTGAATTATACACAGATGAAAAATTTACCAAAGAATGGGATAAATCAAAAGACAGCAATGTCTTCGAATTAACAAGATCTGGAAAAGTAGGAACATCTGGTGCTACTGCAACTTTAACAGTCAATGGAAATATTCCAAGATCTTTATATTACAAACTAACCCCAATTTATGAGAGTGATCTCCCAGTAGTTAAATCTGAAATTTTATCAGATAATGAAGTGGTATCTGGTTCCAAGCTAGAAGTATTGGAGAGTGTATATAATGGAAAACACACAATAAGTGTTGGTGCGACAAATGCATTCACCTATAGTATAAAAGATGTTCCAGAAGAATCCTCATATGGTAGCACTTCTATCATATCTTATGAAACAGATTGTACTCACACTTATGGTCCAATAGCAAGTGTTAATATTACCAATCCAGGTAAAAACTATTATTCACTTCCAGGAATAACAACAGTAACTACTTCCTCTGGATCTGGTGCTATTTTAGAATCTAAGAGTTCCAGTGTTGGATCTCTCAAAAAAATGAGATTGAAAGATATTGGATATACTTTCCCCTCCGATCCAACTTTAGACCCAACAATTCTTTTACCACAAGTAATAAAAATTGATTCTCTTGCATCTTTTGAAAGTGTTGGAATCACTTCTTTTGGTAGAGGATTTTCTGTCCCACCAACACTAGTTGTTTTTGATGGAAAAACCGGAGAAGTAGTTTCTGACGTTGCACTGAAAGTAACTCTTGGAAGCAACAATGTTGAAATATTAGAGAATACTAAGGGGATGAGTAATGTTTCTCCAGTAATCATTCCTACAAGAAGTGGTGCTGGAGTTGGAATTAATACAATTACATTTGATTCTTTAACTGAAGTTGCAACAGCAACCTTATCCGTTGGATTCAGCACTCAAAACTCCTTCCCATTTGCAGTTGGGGATAAAGTCCTGGTTGAAAATGTCAGTGTTGGTGTTGGGTCTACCGGAAAGGGATATAATTCAGCAGAGTATGGTTACAATAGATTTACTGTAACGGCAGTCACTGAAAATCTTGGTGGTATTGGAAGTGTTTCATATAGCATGTCTGGATTGTTTGAAAATGGAGAGTTTCCAGGTCAGTTTGATGCGATAAACTCATCGGGCAAAATACTTGCAGAAAAACATTTCCCAATTTTTGAATCTACTTTAAGTGTAAGAAATTATGTAAAAGGAGAAATTGTAGTTTCTGATAATGCAACTGGAATTGTTGATGATTGGGATGCAAAGATTACCACCCTAACTGTCTCATCCGATGACTCTTTTGTTGTTGGAGATATCATAGAAGGATCAACCTCTAAGTTGCAGGGAATTGCATCATCCATTAAATCTTTTGAATCTTATGTAAGTCTCAATCCAATATCAAAAGTAATAACGGGATGGCAAGAGGATTCTGGTCGTCTTAACTTTGAACTTCAAAAGATTCAAGATAGTTTCTACTATCAAAACTTCTCATATTCTCTTAAATCAGAAATTCCTTACGATACTTGGAATGAAACTGTTGCGAGTTTGAACCACACCTTAGGATTTAAAAAGTTTTCAGATTATCAGTTAGAAACTCAAAATAGCAATAGTATGATTGTAGGTCTTACTACAAATACTACAAATCTGGATTCTGTTTATAATCTTGATGGATTTGCAAGTTTGCATTGTGTATATGACTTTGATCTGGTTACGGAAAATAATCTGAATCAAAACTCAAAAGTTGTTTCAGATGAAATTATTTTCTCAAATAGAGTTTTAACTGATTATTTTGAGTCTGTAGGAAATAGAGTTCTTTCCATTGATGATCTTGGAGGTCAGTTTAATAGTAACCCAAGATCTACTCCATTTAGTATTGTCAATGCCTTTAGTTTGTCTGACATTACTTTCCAAAAGTATATTACGTATGTAAGAGACAAGAGATACACTGCACAAAGACAGTTACTCCTTGTTGACTTGCTGCATGATGGATCTTTTGGATATTTAAATCAATATGGAAGAATTGAAACTACATATGATCAAGGATCTTTTGATTTTGCTATTTCCGGTACTAATGGACAACTTCAGTTCTATCCAACAAGATATACTGTAAATGATTATGATGTAAGTTTACTATCATACAACCTAAACGATGTTTTCTTGGGTATTGGAACAACATCTCTGGGTGGAATCGCACTTATTGATTCAGCAAGTTCTCCAGTAACTTCTGGCGTTACTACTACGATTGTTTCTATCGCAAATACGTTTACTACTGCTAAAATTTTAGTTGCTATTAATCCAGACACCACTAGAAATGAAGAATATGAGGCAATAGAACTCAATATTGTTCATGATGGTGCAAATATTGAACTTCTGGAATACGGAAGACTGACAACAAATCTTGGTGAATACTCTGCAACTGGTCTTGGAACATATCATGCGTATTTTAGTGGAGATTCTCTCAATGTTGATTTTATTCCAACAGCAGTTGGTATTGCAACAACTGGAGTTATTAATACAATTCAAGTTGGACTTGCAAGTGATACCTTCACTGGTATTGGAACTGTTGATCTCACTAGATCAAGAATTGAAGCAAAAACAACAAGTATAACTTCTTCTGGATCTCCTGGAATCAACACTGTTGCAGAATATCCAGACAATTATGATGCGGCATACTTTATAGTACAAGTTGCAGATACAACAAACACCAGATTCCAAATGTCTGAGATTGTTGTTGTTGATGATTATGTTGATGCATTAAGTAGTTATGAAACATACCAAACCGAATTTGGTATTGTAGAAACTGTTTCTGGATTAGGAACTTTTGGTTCAAGAGTATCTGCTGCTGGAACAGTCTCTCTCGTATTTACTCCTAATGCAAGTATTGATACCGTAGTCAATGTATACATGAATGCATTGTCCCTTAATGAAGATACAACTTTATCAAATGAAATAGATTTTACAAATGGATCTATTAATAGTGGGTTTGGAGATTATACCGGGACAGAATCTGACGTTAAGAGAGAATTTGAACTTAAGCACGAAAATCTGCAGATCTTTGAAAGGTATTTTGAAGCAAATGATGGTTCTATTGTTGATGTTACGACCAACACGATTAAAATACCAAATCACTTCTTTGTAAGTGGTGAAAAAATTAGATACAACCATGTTGGTAACACAAATTCTGCTATTGGAATTGCAACAACCAGTTTTGTCGGTGCATCTAATACAACATTCTTACCTGGTGAAAATCTTTATGCAGTAAAGGTTGATGATAACAATATCAAGATTGCAACCAGTGCTGAAAATGCACTCAAATCTATTCCAGAAGTTGTTGACCTTGAAAGTGTTGGTATTGGAACTTCTCATAGATTTATTGCAACAAATCAAAATGCAAAGGTTATTGTTGCTTTAGACAACATTATTCAATCACCAATCGTTTCTACTGCAGTAACAACATCTCTGTCAGATCAATTAACTGTTCTGGACAATATTGTATACTTTAGTGGTATTACATCATTCTTTGGATCTGACTTGATTAAGATTGGTGACGAGATTATGAAAATTGAAGGTGTTGGTATTGGTAGCACAAATGCGATAAGAGTTCGTAGACCTTGGCTGGGAACAAAGATTGGAACAGCTTCTACTGGAGATCTGGTTACGAAGATTGTTGGTAATTACAATATTGTAGATAATCACTTAAACTTCACCGAAGCTCCATATGGAAATACTCCTATTGGAAGTACAACAAATCCCCCAGACGAAAGAGATTGGACGGGAATTACCACATCATCTAGTTTCCAAGGAAGAACATTTATCAGATCTGGTATTACAAATAGTTCTAATGAGTCTTATTATAGAAATTATATCTTTGACGATATTTCTGATCAGTTTAATGCAACTAAGAGTGAGTTTACTCTGAAACAAAATTCATCTGATGTAACAGGAATTTCTACTGAAAATGCAATCATTCTGATCAATGATATTTTCCAAGCACCTGGTATTTCGGATCAATACGTTTTAAGTGAATCTTCTGGAATAACTTCAATTACCTTCCAAGGAACTAATACAACACCATTAGGTCCTGATGTCGGTATTTCTAGTTATCCTAGAGGTGGAATCATTGTTTCCGTTGGATCTACAGAAGGATTTGGTTATCAACCACTAGTTTCTGCTGGTGGAACTGCAATTATTTCTGGTCTCGGAACAATTCAATCTATCAGTATTGGTAACAGTGGATCTGGTTATCGAGTCGGTGTTCAAACTGTAGTAAACGTTGGTGTTGGAACTTCAAGCACTGGAGTTTCAAACTTAGAGTTTATTGGAACTGCTGCTATTAGTGGTGGTCACATTGTCAGTGTTGCTATTACAAATCCAGGTTCTGGATATACTTCAACAAATCAACCATATGTCTTCTTTGATGCTCCACTTAGTTATTCGGATATAGCACTGCAATATAGTTCCGATTCTGTTACTGGATTTGGAACAGAGGCAACCATAGATATAGTTGTCGGTCAAGGTTCCAGTGTCATTGGTTTTGAAATTAAAAACACTGGATATGCCTATGGAAATGGTGAAATACTTACAGTTGCTATTGGTGGAACAACTGGAATTCCAACAACATCATCTTATTCTGGAAATGAATTCCAAATAACCATCGATGAAATATATAATGATGAATTTACTGGATGGTCTATAGGAACCTTACAAGCATTTGACAATATTGGTGAGTATATTGATGGGGAAAGAAAAGACTTCCCATTACTACAATCAGGAACTCAGGTTTCCATTGTAGCAGCAAAAGGTTCTAAGATTAATGTTCAGGATGTTTTGCTTATATTTGTTAATGATATATTACAAGTTCCTGGAGATGGATATACATTTAATGGAGGAAGTATTATTACTTTCACCGAAGCTTTGAGGGTTGGTGATTCTGTAAACATTCTCTTCTACAAGGGAAGTGGTGATGCTGATGTTGTCTTTAGAAATGTAATTGAAACTGTCAAAGTTGGTGACACCTTGCAGATTATAAATGATCCATCTATTGGACAAGCATCATCTCTCAGTGAAGATAAGAGGGTTGTAGATCAGGTCAAATCTACCAATATTGTTGGAACAAATCCATATGAAGGTCCAGGTAATGTTACAGATGTGACATTAGAAAGACCAGTCATTTGGTGCCGACAAACCGAAGATAAGTTCATTGACCAGATTGCTGTTGGAAAAGACAGAGAACTTTATGAACCAGTTATTAATCCATCTGCATACATTATCAAGTCTGTCGGAATAGGATCAACAACAATATATGTTGATACTTTGAGACCAATATTTAATTCTCAGAATGAAAATGATACAGATTTAACTTTCCAGAAAAAAGTTAAGTTTATACCCCAAGAATCTAAGACATCTGCAGCTGCAACTGCAATTGTTTCTGGATTTGGAACTATTTCGTCTATTTCTATATCCGATGGTGGTTCTGGATACATTACAGCACCAACCGTTACTATTGGTAGTACTTTACAGGCAGTTGGATTGGGAACAACAGCAGTTGGAGTTTCTTCCATTACTGCTGGCATAGTTACCACAATCACCTTATCAAATGCTGGCACTGGATACACAAATACAAATCCACCACCAGTTCTGATTGCACCCCCTACTCATGTAGAAGAAGAAGTGAGTGTGAACACTTATGCTGGTGAAAATGGAGTTATTGTTGGATTTGGTACTACGACAGTCGGTATCGGAACTCAGTTGATATTTGATGTACATATTCCATATGATTCATTCTTAAGAAATTCAACTGTTGCAGGAACTGCTTTGACGATTAGTTCTATTAGTGTAAATGATTATTTCATCATTAAAAATTCTAATGTTGGTCTTGGTTCTACTTCAGTAACTTCACTCGATTCTTCCGATAATACCGTTGGTGTTGGAACTTCCTTTGCCGACAATGTTTATGAAGTTGCAAGTGCGGAGTCTATATCTACCAGTGTATCTGGAATAACGACTTATGTAAGAAGATTGTTTGTTAAAGTTGATAACTTTACATACGGATTCTCTGGAATAACAACATCGGATTATTTTGGAACATTTAGTTGGGGAAGAATTGATTTAACTGCAAGATCTGGATTGAATTCGTATACAGCATATACTCAATCTGGAATTGGTATTTCTGAAGGAACTGGTATTTCCACATCAACAATGATAACTAGATCTAATTTCTTGAAGTTTAAAAATTATATCCTTTAACCTTTAATAAATAAAGAAAAACCTGTGTCAAATGTCTGCTATTATAACTGATCAGATTAGGATATTAAATGCAAGTAATTTTGTTGCTGGAGTAACCAACTCCAGCAACTCTTACTACTCTTTTATTGGTCTGACTAATCCTGCAGATTATCAAACTGATTGGGATGAAAATCCTCCCTCCCCAAAAGATAACTTCAACCAAGAATCCGATTATTGGGATACGATGGTTGCTTTGAAAAAAATAAACTCATCTGATGCCAAACAAGTAGTTCCTAAAAGAGTGTGGTCTTCTGGAACAACATATGACATGTACAGGCATGACTATAGTAGGTCAAACACTGCTGTAGTTTCTGGATCTACTTCTCTGTATTTGGCAAACTATTTTGTAATGAATAGTGATTTCAGAGTTTATATTTGCCTTCAAAATGGTGTTGATCCGGATAATACTTCCGGTAGACCATCTCTTGACGAACCAACTTTTACGGATTTAGAACCAAGATCTGCAGGAACCAGTGGTGATGGATATATTTGGAAATATCTTTATACCATTAAACCAAGTGACGTTGCTAAATTTGAATCTACTGATTATATGCCAGTTCCTTCTGACTGGGCAACATCAACAGATAATTCTGCAGTAAGGGATAACGCAGTTGATGGTTCTATTAAGATTGTAACTGTAACCAATAAAGGAGTAGGTTTAGGAACAGCAAATAGCATTTATACTTCGGTTCCAATTAAAGGTGATGGTTCTGGAGCACAGTGTACTATTGTTATTGATGGAAACCAACAGGTAAGTTCTGTTACCGTTTCAAATCAAGGATCTGGATATACTTACGGAAACGTTGATTTGGTTGCTGGTGGAGTTCCAACTGGTACAACTAGACCAACTTTTAATGTTATCATACCTCCTCAAGGTGGACATGGATATGATATTTACAGAGAACTTGGTGCATATAATGTTCTTCTATATTCCAGAATAGAAAATGACAATACAAATCCAGATTTTATAACTGGAAATCAAATTGCTAGAGTTGGTGTTGTGGAAAACCCACAACAATTTGGATCAACAACTCTTTTATCTGCGGATAAAGCAAGTGCAGTTGGTGCATTGAAACTTGTAGGAGCTGGATATAGCACTGCAACTTTCACTGCAGATTCTTATTTTACACAAACAGTTTCAACAGGAACGACTGCTGTCGGTAGAGTTGTAAGTTACAATCAAACCACAGGAGTTTTAAAATATTGGCAAGATAGAAGTCTTGCTGGATTTAATACAGTTGGAACTGCACAGACTCAACCAACATATGGATTTGATTTAACAGAATTTACTGCATCACCCGGAACTGGTGGATCATTGACTATCACTCCAACCGTAGGTGTTGATTTAAATATTGATTCAAACTTTACTGGTATATCTACCGTAATAAATAATCGTACATACTATCTTGGTCAAACTTTTACGAGTGGTATTGCCAATCCTGAGGTCAAGAAACACTCTGGTAGTATAATCTACGTTGATAATAGACCATCTATTACAAGATCGTCAAACCAAAAGGAAGACATAAAAGTTATTTTGCAGTTCTAAAGAATTATGCCTCAACAAACTAACCTCAATGTATCTCCATACTTTGATGATTTTGATCCAGCTAATGATTATCACAAGGTATTATTCAAACCAGGATACCCAGTACAGGCAAGAGAATTAACTTCTCTTCAATCAATACTGCAAAATCAAATTGAAAGGTTTGGTCAACACTTCTTTAAAGAAGGTGCTAAGGTAATTCCAGGAAACACTGGATATAATAGAATTTACTACTGTGTTCAATTAGAAAATACTTATCAAGGGGTTCCTGTGTCTGCATATGCGGACCAGTTGGTTGGAACAAAGATAACAGGACAGACATCTGGGGTAACTGCGTTTGTTGATAATATTTTACTTCCAGAAGATTCAGTAAATGGCAATCTTACTTTATATGTAAACTACTTAACTTCCAGTACTTCAAATAATTCTACACAAACTTTTTCTGATGGAGAGTTTATAACTTGTAATGAAACTCTTTCCTCTGGACTACTTGGAAACTCCATTATTTCTGCAGGTTCTCCTGTCGCATCAACTTTAGCTGAAGGGGCATCTGCTACTGGTTCTTCTTTTCAGATAGAAAGTGGTGTTTATTTTATTAGAGGAAACTTTGTAAATGTAAATAGAGAAAATTTAATATTAGATCAATATTCATCCAATCCAAGTTATAGAGTTGGTCTTTTTATTAATGAAGAAATTGTAACAGCAGATTTAGACGAAACTTTAAACGATAACTCTCAGGGATATAATAATTATGCTGCTCCAGGAGCAGATAGACTTAGAATATCAACAAGTTTATTTAAAAAACCTCTTGACGATTTTAATGATGATAATTTTATTTTACTTGCAACGATAATCAATGGTGTTATTCAGACATCTAAAAAATCTGGACAAGGATATAGTGGTGTAGGTGCTGTATTTTATAATGATCTTACTGATGTTTTAGCAAGAAGAACATTTGATGAATCAGGACATTATTATGTAAAACCTTTTGATGTTACTGTTGTTAACTCATTAAATGATGGTTTAGGTAATGGAGGTATCTTTAACGCAGGACAGTTTACTCCTGGAGGAGTAACTGCTAATG